CGTCATGTGCCAACCGTCGCAAATCGGACACTGGTAGAGTCGGAGCGACTTGTTTTTGTTCCTGCGTGCCTCCTGGGCGAGTTTGAGCTTGCGCTTGGCTGTCCGGTAGGTCGCATATCGGTTTTTCGATGCGCACATTTTGAACAGGCAAACGGGCGGGATGTTTGAGAGCATGGCTCATTCCTTCCGCTCCTTGCATTTGCCTGTGCGACATTCTTCAGCCACCTCTCGGGCGTTCTTGCGCAGTGACCGGATCACGGCAGTCAGCTCCATGTTGTCGTTGAGTAATTTGTCAACTTCTGCCTGCAATCGCTTGTTTTCTGTAAATAAGTCATTCATTTCCTTTTGGGCTTCCCGTGGTGGGTTTCGATGTATTTGCGGACGCGCTCCGCATCAGCCTCCGCCTGCGGGCGTTCCTCCAGCGCGTAGGTGTGCTGGTAGGGGGGCAGCGGTGTCCCGCGCTCGAGCCGGGGGCCGATAGGGCAGGCGTTGGCGCAGATGGTCAGGCGGATGGTGATTTCAGGTAGCATGGGGGGTTAATTATTGGGCGCTGAAATACCCGCAAATTTTAGGGAGCCTTTTGTTTTTAATTCTTGACCGGCACCCGATTGATTCTAATTCTGGCAAAAGTTCATCAATACAACATCCGGAACCTCCAGCCCCATAGAATCCTGCTGGCTTTTCTATTAAAATCCATGGATAATCGCACTCCTCAAGTTCTTCAAAAAAGAAATATAAATCTGAAAATGTTAATTCGTCTAACTCGCCTTTAACAAAAGATGCAATATGCTTTTTTGCTTGTAATAAAAAAGTTCTATTTTTCCCTTCTTCCATCCATAAATGAACTTCTTTAGGGATGTCATATTTATACCTTAAAGAAGTTTTTAAGTTTTCAACTTCTATTTCTGTTTTTAAATTTTCGCTTAACTTATAAAGTTCGTCTTGTGCTTTTGCCACACGCATTAAGCGGTCTTCAATCTGTGCAATGGCGATCTTAACTTCAGTCGTCGTAAGCTCTCGATTATGCTGATAGGTTTCGGTTGTGGTTTCCATTCTTTTAGTTCCTCTCCTTCATTGTGTTCATAGTTTTCTGTTTCATTTTTATTAAATTCACTAATTACTCTGCTTTCGGTTGAATCGACTTTTCCGTTTAAGTCGTAAATTTCACGGTCATAGATTGATCCGTGAAACACTCCGTTTCCGGCCAAGTCCAAAATTGTGCAAACTGACTTGCCTTCTGCCTTCCGGGTTCCCCTCCCAATCATTTGCTTCCAGAGGCATCTACTATGCGTGTAACGATTAAGAACAACTAAATCCAAACAAGGCACATCTGTGCCCTCTGTAAAAATAGTATGGTTGCAAAGTATTTTGATGCCGCCATTCACAAACTCGTCAAACAACGTTTCCCGGCTTTTCTGGTTAGTTGCGCCATCAATGCTTGCTGCTCTAATACCTTTCCCTGTTAGAATTTCAGCTAACTCAGCGGCCTCTTTTACTGATCGGCAATAAACAATTCCCTTATTGAAACTTGTCTCAGCGATTCGCTCACTTGCTGCCGTTGGAGACCATGCGGATGTCTTTTCTGATCTGGGTATGAAAACCTTAACAGGGCAAAGGGTGCCGTTTTCTGTCAGTTCAAATGTATCAGGCCCGTGAATTATTTTTGAGAAGCCGCACGATCCAAGCCCAACACCATCAAGCCTGTAAGGGGTTGCTGTAAGGGCGATGATTTTTGACTGAATATAATCAGCCAAAATTCTCCTATATTGCGCGGCTGCCACATGATGGCCCTCATCAATAATAATGTTTTCGTAATCACCAGAGACGGCGCTTTGAGCCATAAAAACGTCAACGCTTTGCCGATAATCTCTAACTTGCTTGGCTAATTCTTTGCGATGTGTGACCCATGCCGTTTTCCCGTGTAGGCTTGGCAATAATCCATGCAAAGCTATGACTGTTTTTCCTGATCCGGTGGGGCAGGCCACGACAACCTTTTGATGCAAATCAAAGGCCGAAATCGTTTCACTAACGATCTTTTCCTGATAGTCTTTTAGCTTAAAGGTTGTCGTGACCATGATCGTTAAAACGGAATCTCGTCGCCGTCTTCTGGTTTGGTCGGCTTGGCTGAGGCCTTGGCGGGTTGCTTGGCTTCGATCCACCGCTCGATGGTATTGAATCGCGCGTTCGGGTTCGTGCTTCCGGCCTCCTCGCCGAGGACCACCCATGCGGACATTCCGACAAAATCCTCGGCCTCGATGGTGACTTCTTCGCCTGGCACGACTGCTTGCCCGAGTGCTTGGCGCACTTGGTCAATTTTCCACGCGGCCTTGGCCGTAAAGGTCAGGTGCTCGTTGATCTCTGGCCCGTTCGTGCCGTCTGGCATCTTGACGCGGCAGGTCAATTTGATCATTGAGTTCCCAGCTTGGGATGTCTTCTCGACGCCGTTGGTGATTTCGATCTGGTATTTACCCGGCTCAACGAAATAGGTCTCGCGGGGTTCGGTTTGTGTGTAACTTGGCATATTATTTATTTGGTTTTTGTTTGGCGCAGGGTGGTTATGGGTGCCCCTGCCTTCACCGCGGATTCATCCACCTCCACGCCTGAGTCGGCGCAGAATTGGCGAAATTGTTTGGCGCTCATCTTCCCGCCGAGGGCGAGAATGAGGGTTTCTTTCGAGACGTTGGCGCTTGCCTTGGCGATGGCCTCGGCTTCCACGTATTCGCGGCCGGCGCTGGTCGAGACCTTCCAGCCGGGGATCTCGTCACCGGCGGCGAGTCGTTCCTTCAGCGCATCGATGAGCGGTTCCGCCATTTCCTTCTCGAAAAACTTGTATCTCTTGGCGAAGTCGCTGAGCTGCTGGGTGTCAGCAAGGATGCGGTCGCGGATGATGGTGAGCGAATCGCCATTCACCGAGTGGACGTCTGCAAGCGCCGCCTTGCTTTGAAAGACAAGCGCGGAACAGGTCTCTTTGTTCGCGCACCAGCTGCAATATTCGCACGGGGTCGGGCGAGCCAGCGGGGACGTTGCCGCGCTGATCCATGCCTGAGTCGTGGCCTCGGCCTCCGCGCGGGTGAAGTCGTAGGAGCGCACAAGCTGCTGATCCACATAGACCACATGGCCGGTCCACGACTCGGCAAAATGATCTTCCATACAGGCTAAACTGTAGGCTGCGAGCTGCTGACGATAATTTCTTACGGCTCCGGTTTTTATGTCTGCCGTCCAGCGTGCGCGCTTGCAGATCGCATCCGCAGTGCCCAGCTTGGAGAGTCCCGGCACTGCCATGGCGAGATATTCCTCCCGGGTCTCGACATGCTCGCCACCGCTCAGGCGCCGAAGGGTTTCGATGCCCCAGTTGGCAGCGGTCAGGTCGTCGCCGGTCAGTTGATCAATCGGTGCCGTGTCGCCATCCATCGCCAACCGGATCGCCTTATCGATAGCCGTCCCGCGCTCTGCGGCTGCCGACGCACCGGATGCGCCGACGAACACCGCACACTCTGCAAGCTTGGGAGCGGATGAAGGGGTGAGTTCCTTGCTCACGCCGCCTCCTTGTGTTCGGTTGCCTTGGCGATAAGTGCTTCAGGCCGTGCCGCGATTTGTGCGCGGAGTTTCTCGGAGTCCTTTGCTTCAAGCACCTTCGCAACCAACGCCTCGGGGCGAGCCACGATGTTTGCGCGGAGTTTTTCCGAGACATCCCGCCAAGTTTGTCCTGGATTGATCGATTTGTTGGAGACAAAGAAGGCGTTGACCGCTTCCTCGTTAGCCTTGAGTAGTTCAAAGGCGCGCACATGCTCCGCACCGACCACGACCACTGCCGGATCGGCTTTCGCTCTTGGCGTTGCGCTTGTAGCGAATAAATGCGCCACCGAATCCCACTCCATCGGCAACTCTTCAGCCAATCCGCTGCGGGTCTTCGCATCGTAGGCCGCCGAGTGCGTGGTGAGAATGATGCGCTGCTTGCCGCCGGTGCCCTTGGCCTTGCCGTTTTCAGACTCAACCACCTTCGTTTTGAACCGGAAGAACCAGAGTTCATCCGCCCATTCTTTGACGAGCGGCGAGCTTTGTTTGCTCATCTTGAGTTCGTAACGGTCGTATGCCGTCATCAAGTCCGGCGGTTCGACGCGCTGAACCTTGCTGTGAGCGAGAAGGACAACGTGTTTGCCAATCGCGATTAGCGAATCCAGCGCCGTCAGGAGTCGGCTCATGCGCTCGGCCACCTGAACCCAGCCTTTGCCGTAGCCAAAATCCTCGATGCTCGTCTTCTTCGTGCTGGCGAGCAGGTCTTCCACGCATAGGCGCTCCGCCCAGTCTGCCGAATCGATGATCACCGTCTGGTAGTCGCTGGCTGCGACCTCCTTCAGTGCGCCGTTGAGTTCCGCCCAAGAATTGATCTCGCAGCGGTCCGTTGCCAGGTGTGCCGTGCCTCCCTCGATATCGAGGAACAATGGAGCGGGGAATTGCGCGGCAAATGTTGTCTTGCCAACCGATTCCACTCCGTAAAT